AAGACTGGGGACGACAAGACTGCTGATGATAAGTCGGAAGAAGAAGATGAAACAACGGAGAATGAAATCACCGTGGATGAGTATATCAAAAAAGCTCCGACGGAACTTCAAGGCGTATTGAGAAGCGGTTTAGCAGCTCACAATGCCACAAAAGCCAAACTGATAAAGATTGTCACAAGCAACAAGCGGAATAAGTTTACCAAAGAACAGCTTCAAACCAAGGAATTGGATGAGTTGAGAGCTTTGGCGGCTTTGGCAACAGACCCGAATTATAGTGGTCAAGGAGACCCGGTAGACAACGTGGAGGAAGATGAAGAGGAACCGATGGAGACACCGACGATGAATTTCGAAGAAGAGAAGCAAAAAAAGACTGGCTGAGAATGGAGAGGTGAAAGAAGTTTGTTAAGAATAGATTAGTTATAGGAATTTATTTGAAAGGGATTAGAGATGGCGAATAGAGTTCATTCAAAAGGGACCTATGTCCATGAGGAAGCCAATGCAGGTGCTGCCGGCATCTACCCGGGTATGCTGTTGAAATTGAATTCTTCCGGCAATGTGGTTGTGCATAATATCGAAGGAGGCAGAGGAGAAGCCATGTTTGCAGAGGAAGACGCTTTGCAGGGAAATACAATAGAGACCGTATACACCAGTGGTCAACCAGTGATGCTTATTCTTCCCAACAAAGGTTCTGTTGTTAATGCTATGATTGAGGACGGCCAGGATATCAGCATTGGTGACGAGCTTATGAGTACCGGTGACGGCAAACTCAAGAAGGCTTCCGACCTTGAGAGTGGTGAGACATTGTCCCAAGTCATTGCTATTGCGGTGGAGGCATGTGACTTGACTGGTAGTAATTCCTCCGACACTCTTTCTGGAGTACGAATTGTCTAAGATTCGTATTATAAGGAGGAGATAGGATATTAAGTGTGAAACGAAACAAGTTTAATTGAAAGGGAAGTGCGATGGATTACATTTTTAATGGCATCGCTTCTGGAGATGTTGCCAGCAAGCTGATGCAATGCAATTTTGATACCGATTGCCTACGTCCCTTCATTGGCAGAGATGGTCGTACTTATATCAATGTCAATGAAGCTGGGAAACTAAAGGCAAGGCCTGTAGCCAATGCTACAGCCACACTTCGGAAGGATGATTGGAAACTGTTGGATGATGCTATAATTAAGGCGGCCAGACCACGCCTTAAGGCGGTAGCCGACCTCCGCAGTGCCGGGCTTACTTTTACCATTCCGAATGGTATGAGTAAGACAGTGTTGGAAACTGAGACCATGAGTGACGTCAATGATGCTATTGTTAGTATGGATGGTTTGCGTCGAGGGCCAAATGATAGACCACTGTTTGAGATAACCAATCTTCCGTTGCCTATCATACATAAAGATTTTTCGTTCTCTGCACGTCAGGTGGCGGTCAGCAGAAACGGTGGTTCACCTTTGGATACGACAATGGCAGAATTATCGGCTCGTAAGGTGGCAGAAGAGGCAGAAAAGCTTCTACTCGGTGTGAGTACCGCAGCCAACCAATATTCTTATGGTGGTGGAGTCATCTATGGATATACTGATTATATTTACCGCCTTCCGGCAACGATTACCGCACCGACAGCGGGTGGTTGGACTGGTGAAACCATCTTGGCTGAAATCATAGCCATGAAACAACAGTCGATAAATGCTTATCACTATGGACCCTGGATGATGTATGTATCCACTGCATGGGACCAGTATCTGGATAATGATTTCAAAGCCGCTTCCGACAAGACCATCCGTAACAGAATCAAGGAACTTACCGACATCACGGATATTCGTACTTTGGATTATCTCGGGTCTGGTTTTGTCATATTGCTGGTCCAAATGACGTCCGACGTAGTTCGAGAAGTTGTGGGCATGGATTTAGTTACTGTTCAATGGGAAACCAATGGTGGACTGCTATTGAACTTTAAGGTTATGGCTATTTTGGTACCGCAGCTTCGAGCGGACCAGAATGACAGGACTGGAATAGTTCACGGTTCAACCTAACGGGTTCTGTCTCATTGAAACAATTGAATCCATATAAACAATGGCAAGAGCAAATATATTGGAAAGGGCTTGAATTATGAAATTTCGATTGCTACATGGAACTTATGTGCGACATGGCGAAACTTATGAGGCACTCACTAAGGAAGAAAAAAAGGCGGGTGTCAAACAGAAGAATGATATAGTTGAATCAGACCAAGACCTCTGTAAAGTGTTCTGCAATAAGTTCAAACGACTGTATCAAGAAGAAATAGATGAGGCACGACTTCCTGACAAACCCGACATCCCCAAACCAGAATTAACGAACTCTCCTCCTTCAAGAAGGGTTACTGCAAAAGGTGAGGGAGAGGATGACTCGTTGCCAGGCTCCTCTCCCAAACCTGAATCTGAGGAAAATGAAGAAGAAGGTGTGGATGAAGATTTTGAGGATGATACACCTACAAAGGATGAAACGACTACGGAACATGGAATTGATGTAACCTCAGAATTTCCAACAGCCGCTAAGGTTGATTTGAAGGTCTTTAAGAAAGGACAATGGCACACGGTGATTGACCCCGACGATGGAACGGTTTTGAATGAGAAGAAAATGAGAGCGGATAAGGTAGACGATTTTCTTCAGCAGTATCAAGAAACTGAGGATTGATATGCCTCAATGGAGACCTATGCCGGAATGGGCAGGCTCTTCTGCTTTTATTATAGGTGGAGGACCTTCCCTTAAAACCTTTGATTGGAATCTTCTTGAATCAGAAATGACGATAGGTTGCAATGATGCTTTCAAATTGGGTGTTGATATTTGTAAGATTTGTATTTTTGGTGATGTGAAGTGGTTTAGAATTCATAAACAGGATTTGGAAATTTATCATAATAACAAAGGGGTGGTATTTACTAACAGTACTCAACTGCAAAGAAGTCGAATACCGTGGCTTTGGTTGATGCCAAGAAAATTTTATGGATTGCATACCGAAGCTCTTGGTTGGAACAGTAATACAGGTGCAGTGGCTGTCAATTTGGCGTTGATACTTGGAGCTTCGCCTATTTATCTTTTAGGTTTTGATATGCACGAATCCAAAGAAGGTAAACCTAACTGGCATGAGCATCGTATAGAAAAGCATAATGGAGAGGTTTATAATAAATTTCTCAAGGGATTTGATAGAGTAGCGATAGATTTGAAAAAGAAGTTTCCAAGTCAAGAGGTAATCAATGTTACGAAGGATAGTGCATTGGATGTCTTCCCAAAGATGGATTCTGATAAATTTTGGGAAAGGAGAATGGCATGTTAAGAATGATATCTATTCTATTTCTTTTGTTTATAGTGGGTTGTGCCTCAGAAGAAAGGTTGACCAAGGATGAATGGTTAATAAGGTACAAACCAACTGATGCAAATGAAGCATCTGCTATGGCTATTCTCCAAACAAAATTGAAAGAGGCTGACGGCAAGGTGATTATTGCATTGATGATGAATAAATTTAAGATAGCCTGTGTTATAGGTCTCATGGGTTCCATTATTGCTTTGGGTATAGGACTATGGTTGCGAATGAAGATAACTGTGATTGCCGGTGGACTTGGTGTTGCTGCTTGTTTGGTAGGATATTCTTTAATAACTGCTGATTTATTGCTTGGAAAATATCTCGCCATAGGTGGATTGGCATTTGGTTTGATAATCTGTGGTATTGTTATATTTCTGGTGGTGCGGGCTTTGATACAAACGGTTAAAGGTAACGAAGTCTTTAAGACGAATACCTCAGATGGTGTATCATTAAAACTTTTCAAAGAAGCTCAGAAGTCAAAACAGAAACCTATCACAGAAGGCATTATAGATAGAATACGAGGGGTATGATATGGCTGTGAGAACTACGGATGCGGAAGTAAAAGCAATTATAGAGGTTGATGTGAATATAACATTGACTCCTTTCATAGCAGCAGCCAATACCTTAGTCACCCAATGCTGTACGGATTTGGATGATGATTACACAGCAACAGAACTTGCCCAGATAGAAACTTGGCTATCAGCTCATTTCTATACCGTACGAGATATGAGGGCAGAAGGGGAGAAGGCCGGTCCGGTAAGTGAGAAAAAACAATCTAAAGTGGATTTAGGATTTGATACATCTCACTATGGTCAAATGGCTATGAGGTTAGATTATCATGGTGGATTGGCGTCTTTGAATGAACAAATTAAAAAAGGAATAAAAAAGGCTGTATCAGTTACTTGGTGGGGAACTGAAAAAGAAGATGTAGAAACATAAAGGAGCAACAAATGGACCATTTTGAAATCGTCATGAGTTTAATTGGAGTAATGTTTCTCGCCATTATTGGTGTCTATGTTTGGACATATAAAGTAGCCAAAGATACCAATTCTCAGCTTGGGGAAATCTACAAAACAGTGAATGCTCATTTTGCAAATGCTAAGATTCATGCCAATGTGGATGACCTTGTTTCCGAAAAAGTATTTACTGCAAAACATGATTTCCTCGAAAAGACTATTGATGAGATTAAGAAAGATGTAAAGTGTTTAGTGCGTAAGGCAGGAGCTTCATGAGTATCATTACCAGAATGTTGAAACAAACGGCTGTTTGGTGGCCATTGGGTTCGGAAGAAAGTGGAGGAGTTGATTTTGATGATTATGGTCAGCCGACAGCATCTACTCCAGTAGAAATAAAATGCAGATGGGAGGATAAAGCGGAGGAATTTATAGATGCCAAAAATGCTCGTTGTTTTTCAAAATCTGTTGTCTATGTAGACAGGGATGTTGTGGTCAGTGGTTATTTGATGTTGGGTGAATTATCGGATGTAACGGATGAAGCAAATCCGAGAAATAATATAGGAGCTTTTGAGATTAAGGGATTTAGTAAGATACCAAATCTTAGGGCTACTGAATTTTTGAGGACTGCATTTCTATAATGTATATTGGAAAAATTACAGGCATGAATGGTATTATCAGGAGGGCAAGGGGAGCTATGAGAAGCCATGAAAGAGGATGTGCTCGTGGTTTGAAACAAGGAGGTTTATTTTTACAGGCTGAAAGTCAAAAGGTTTGTCCTGTATTGACAGGTAATTTGAAAGGTTCTGCTGATACCAGAAATATCGGTGGTGAAGGATTCAAAACAGATATTGTAGTCAATTATGGTAAAGAGGCAGGATATGCTGTACATGTTCACGAGCGGGTAGACTTGAGACATAAAGAAGGTAAACAGGCAAAATTTTTGGAACAACCCGCTCGTCAGAAAAGGAAAGATATTCTTAAAATAGTAAGAGACGAAACAAAGGCAGGGTGAATAAATGTCTATTAGTGATAAATTGAATGAGGTTTATTCTCAAAGAGAAGTGGCTAAGAAGATGCTAAGTGCCAGAGCTATCTTTGATAATCTAAACAAGGTTGTTGGTGAATCCATTGTCGAATTGCAGAAATTGAATACTGATGGAATACTTGATTTGATGGACCCAAAAGTGAAACAGATGGTTCTGAATCTATGGACTGGATTAGGTGCATTACAAACTTGTTTTGATGAACCGGATGCGAAGATATTCTTAGAATGGAAACCACCGGAGGAATAAATAGTGCCAGGTACATTTGTATATAATCGTTCCACTAAGGTGCTTGATATTACAGGTGGTACCGCAGGAGCTCCTGCGAGATTCTCAGGCCTGTACCAAGCAGATTTGAATGGAGATTTGCAATTGATGGCTCCTGCCGCTCCTGTTGCGAATATGAATCTTGATATACAAATCCAACCAGCAGACTGGAAGGAATTGAGGTTACGATTTATATTAGTTGGAACTGGAGCGGGTGCCGGTGATACGATTGTTGTTGATGGTTATAGCCAGACAGGTGAGAAAATCATAGAAACAATTTCCGTAGCAGGAGGTAATGGTACTTATTATACAACGTATTCTTTTAAGCAAATGGAGCCAAATGGGATTGATTGTGTAGGTGCTGGATTCGCTGGTGGTCCCGGTACTGTGGAAATTAAACAGGACAGGTGGGGTATTTGTACTGAAGTTTATACAGATGCACAGTATTATTTACATAGTGTTGGTGATGTGGGTCCTATTCTTGAAAAGATAAATTTTGGGGATGGAACAACAAGCACCTATTTTATTTCTCGTGATGAGTGTATTACATTTGAATATCCTTCGGCGTGGGAACTTCATGACAATGCTACGTTGAAGATAGGTGTTAAGAATGGTAATAGAGGCACTAACGGCTCATTTTGGTTCTTTGGTTTTGTTGGTGATGCCATAGCTTCAGGAAATACTCCCTCGCTTTATATATATGGGAGTATTATTATAAGCCAAGACCCTAATGGAAATGTAGATTTTCATGACCAAACTGTCATTGAAATAATAGATTCATTTTTCCAGGGATATGCAAGACAATGGGGTGTTAATAATGGAGGCATTCGATTCATAGATGAATCTTCATCAGGTGTTTCGATTAAGAATACTTCCTTTATAGGTTTTCGGGGTGTGCAGATGCCTCTTGGAGTTTTTGAAGATGTTATTATTGCTTATGCACGAGATGGAATCTGGGTGGATGGTTTGAATCTTATGATAGAAGGTTTGTTGATTGAAGATTGTGACCTTGAAGATATAGTAGTAAAAACTGGAAATGAAATAAGGTTAAGAAATCCTCTTTATGTGATAACAACACCAGTAATCCAACATGCTGATGGAAAGGTGAGGGTTGAATTCACTTGTGATATTCATGTAGTGGATAAGGATGGTGGTAATCTTCCCAATGTAACCATTGTATGCAAAGATAAATATGATAATATCGTATTTACACAGACAACGACAGCCGATGGAACCATAACACAACAAGTAATTGATTACAAGTTGTGGGAAGGCACATCTGAAATCCTTACAGAATACCCTCCTCATAAATTTATATTCATACATGCGGATTATCCTGAATTGATAATGAGTAATGTGACGGTTGATGAGGCAGTAGATTGGGAGGTTGATATGGGGCAAAGTACAAGTGATTTAGAAACCATTGTAGCTGGTCAGGTTGCAGCAATACAAGCCAAGACTGATAATCTTCCAAATGACCCAGCCGACGCCTCAGATATAGCGGCATCTTTTGCCGCTCTGAATGATATAACCGTAGCAGAGATATTGGCGGCAGTGGGTGTAACAGAAGGAGGAACATGGCAATTGGATAAGGTTTTGAAAATTATGGCTGCCTGGTGTGCTGGTAATTGGAGGTTCAAGTCCGGTTCCACTACAATTAGAGAATTGTTGGATGCTGAAGATAGTTCCACAGTGATATTGGAAATGGTATTGAGACAGGCACCGGAGGCTCCTCATAGGTCTATTACGGTGAAAATATGATTGAGTGTGAATGTGGTTGTGGTCAAGAAGTTAAGTCCAATAGGAGGTATCTTTATGGACATAATAGAAAGGGAAAATATCACATTGAAGAAACTATAGAAAAAATGAAAAAAAGACATCCTACTGAAGAAACCAAGAGAAAAATGAGTATATCTCATATAAAGAGGCTTACAAAAGAGATTAGAAAAGGAATGAGTTGTCGTCAATTGAAAGTTTGGCAGAATCCTGAACATAGACGAAAAGTAAGTGAGACTATGACGAGGCTTTGGCAGGATTCTAATTATGCAGAAAGACAGATTAGGGCAAGTTTTGCTGGAAATAATTTGAAACCCACCAAACCAGAGAGGAGATTGCGAAATGGTCTTAATAAAATGTTTCCAGGAGAATACAAATATGTTGGAGATGGTCAAATCTTTATTGGTTATAAGAATCCTGATTTCGTAAATGTAAATGGACAAAAGAAGATTATAGAATTATTTGGTGATTATTGGCATGGTGAGGAAAGAACCAATAGAACAAAGAAACAAGAAGAAACCCAAAGAATAAATCATTTTAAGAGATATGGTTTTAGAACTTTGATTGTTTGGGAATGTGAATTGAAAGATATATCTAAATTAAGGAAGAAACTCTTACAATTTCACAAGGCACAACGGGTGAAAATATAATGAGTTTGGTTATTGTAACAGGTGATTACATATCAGCTATTACAGGAGGTGTTTATAAGCTAATGAGTTCGGCAAGAGCCAGAGAAAAAGGAGATGTCTTACTTCATACTCCGTCTATCATATTGGCCGATTATATTATTGGTACCTTATCAGATATGGGACGTCATTCTTCTGGAGATGATTGGCCTTT